TACTGGTTTATCCCTGCGTCAAGTGAACTTACCTCAGCCCATGCTCGAGGAAAAGCCCATTTAACACAATAACTAACACTTCTTGTATCTTTAATGTCAATAATTTGAAAGAAATTTTTGTTCAAAGCAGGATCCACATCAATAATGGATGCTTGTGCGATATTAGGTTCAAAATAAATACCCAACTTACCCCTATGATAAGCTGATCCGACAATCTCAAACCTAAATCGAATATCGCCTCTCCAATAATAGAAAGGCATAACAGCAAATGACATAGCAGTAGGTTGATACCATCGGTTAGCAACATCCTCATAGAAAGTGTCCAAACGAGGTGTCACTCTGCATTTAAAGAGAGAAGTTATCATCAAAGAATCTGATGAACTCCAATCAAATGTAGTCAAATAACTTTCAATATTCGCAATCCGCTCAATAAGCATCTCATCTAGTGATGAACCTGTAAGTCTAGGATCGATTGTAAGCTCTTGTCTTGGGTCCAAACTTATCTTAGAAACAGTAGAGTAGCCAAGAGTTTGTGCACCATTAGCCCATGGACGATTCTTAACCCACACGGGATCATCAACTAGATTAGGTTCTGAAAAACCAAAATGTGCTGCAAAAAGACCTATACCCTTAAACACTGCCTCACTAGCTTTCGCAAGCGGAGCCAGAGGTGGATAGTTAGACAAACAAGCACTGACAGCTGCCGCATGAGATGCAAGCATCTCGACAGGACCAGTATCATGTTCGTCAGATTCCGTGGTAATTTGGACCTGAGTAGCAGTAGTGGTTCCTAATCTGATTCCTTCAACGTGCGCATAGATCTGACAGGAAACTGAAATAGCAGATTCTCCTTCAGTTGCAAGTGGACGTATACTATAAAAGTAAAGTCTACCCGCAGTTTCTAAATCAGCGTATGACGTCACGTCGGAAATAACAGCAGTAGAAGAATTGAACAACCGATGCATAGGCTTTGTCGATATAAAAGGACATTGCATTAGCAAGGGCTGATTCGTAGTAACATCGAGAGTGACAGAAGTAGGAGACTGTGATAAATAGTTAAGAAATGCAGGACGAGCAACATCACCAGGAAGCAACAATTGTTGTTCATAGGCTTCAATGTTAGCATTTCTAACGGCATATGGTTGATACGATACCAAAATCTTTCCATAATGAAAAGGCGTGCCTGAAACAATAATAGTGATATGCAAATCACCCGCGAAATACGCAAAGTTTCGAAGTTTAGCCCGTACGGAAGGATTCAATGACCATAAATCCCACACCTCATATTCTAAAGATACATCTGATCCAACATCAATATCAAAAGATGCTATCTCAACAGGGCGTCTAAAGAAATCTCCTATACTAAGTTCCTCATCCTGTCCTTGAATAGGATAAGAACTTTCCTCATATTTAATCTCATTGGCGTCCATACCAAACATGTCTCCAAAATTTTCAACACGTTGGTCTCCTTGTTCAGGCACTCCTAATCGTAATTCGACATGTTCAGATTCTGACCATAAGCCGCGAGATTGCTTCTTCTTTCGCTGTAAAGTTTGACAAGTTGCTTTCATATCATAATAGGATACGAATAATTGTTTCCTTATTCTTCTCTCAGAACGCGATAATTCAGCACCATAGTCAAGGTTATGCACTAATTCGTACGCAATATCCTCCCACTGGTCGGGATCTGGGTACAAATAAAGAAGAGCTTCATATGCAACTTCTAATAAAGAGTTGTAGTGCAATAACAACTCAGTTCCACTTACCGGGTGTGGACTCCCGTCAAATTTTTCTTCACTAAGCCAATTTGAAATTTGGTCAGCCGACTTAAACTGCCAAATTGTGATGGGTGTGAGATTTTGTCTACTGATTATAGAGGGCATTAAACTCACTAACAAGGCTATACAGCCTTCCCTCTCTCCTCGTGCGAGTGGCATGGACAACCCACCTGCCCATGTAGCCTCACTCTGAATGCCCGAGGGGAACATGTTTTCATACATTTCATAGTATGAAGGAAATTTGGCATCTACATATTCTTCCGTAGTCTTATACTCATTATACATATATTGAGCTAATCCTTCTCGAAATTTCTCATATTGATGCTCATTACTATGGAAAAATATCTCATACAACACGGAGATACATGTCATAGCTTCTTGTTCTTCCAATGATATACTAGTAGAAGGCAATCGCCATTGTAGTGTCTTATAGATGGAACCCATGTCAAGGGGAGCAATCATTCTCCCGTTTTGATGGCGCGTAAATTTCCTTTTCAAGAAACTTACTTCATCTGCGGACAGCCACGGTACTAATTGTTCTCCCTTCGCTGCGGGCGTAACAGTCATGTGATAAAGCTCCATACACTTTTCAGCGTATACTATATTATTGAAATAATCAATAACTTCATCTTTAACTGTTCCCACAACATCATCACCGAGAACACACGGTTTAACGTAATCAAAAAAGAACAAATCTTCCAATTCAGGGATGGTGTACCAAGCATACATCATGAGAATGACATTCCTAATGGAATTATCTTCAGCAGTACCATACTTTCCAGAAGGTTGCATACCAGGACGACAGAATATATCCTTATCCATACATAAAATAGGGTTAGCAAAATCGCTAAGAATTCCTTGAAGCATGGACAGTGCATACTCATTATATCCAAAATGCTCAGCAAGATTGTAAACAACGGTGTTTGCTGCTCTTGCAACATCCAGTACAACAGTGACGTCATAACCGGAATAGTCAAACTCTATCCATTTAGATCCAAATTCCTCTAATGGTCCAAATACCAAGTGTGCTTCCTTATGCATATTACGTCCCAATGCACAATAAAACACATCTGGAAATTCAATAGTTAAGGAATAAATTGGAGCTAATAGCATTCTTGCAACTGTATATCCTGGAAGAGGTATACCTCTAAAGTATCGCGTTGAGGCAACCAATATCTTAGACATAGGACGAGCTTCTTCTTTCTTATGGCTATCATAAATAAAACCTGCACAACGTTCTTCCTCATATGCATCAAATATTTCAAGTACATCAGCTCTCAATTGTGGCACCATTTCACGAATAACCAGGGGTTCTTCCTCAACCAATGGAAGATAAACACCTTTATTACCAGTATAAAAGTGACCACCAGAAGTAGACGCATTCATTCTCCGTAAATAAGGATTAGACACAACACCATTAATGGTTTGTTCAAAAGTCAAGGGACTCAAATGGGTAACACCTCGAGATTCCAAAGCGGCAATCCAATGAGCTGTTAGAGTCTTAATCACATATCCCAATACTTCCTTATCCAATGTCGGCGGTGAACAATTTAACTTCTTGAGGTTAGTATTCGCAGGAGAATAATACACACCGTCTCGCATAAATGGTTTCATAATAGGTTTGCCATATTGCTCACTAGGTTCAAAACTGAACACTTCGCGGAACAAATCGGGCAAAATGGGCGACATATTAGATTCAACTATATCTGATGTATCTTTCATAATCACAACACCTGGTTCTTTCCCATAATAATGTATGTGAGGCAATGACATGTGCCTAAAAGGAGATTTTCTAATCGGCTCTTCCAAAAGAGGTAGCTCCGCTTCAGAATAAACAGGTAACAATACTTGTTTTTCTCTCTCTTCTAATGACATAATCGCTTTCTTCAATTGACCTAAAGAGAAACATTCAGCAAAGCATTGATCAGATCTGTAACCGGCAGTGTGAATACCAATAAGTGCAGATTTCTTACCTACTTGTGCTATCACTGGAGTACCACATAGCCCTGCAGCATGTTCTCCTTGATAATTAACAGCATTATGTAATGAGAAACTACCCATATAAACATCATTGACATTCAATGCTCCAACATGATCAATTCGAGTAGGACCATGGAAATAATAACCTGTAGTAGGACCATCTATGAAGCCGTCAAGAACGTGCTTACATATGTCCTTGTACATGCGATCACCAAGATTCAATAACCATACATCACCAGAAACTTGCTGTAAATCAGCTCTCGTTCTATGTAATATCTGATAGGATGATTCTTCGCGTGATAAACTCTTATCAACAACACAGGTAAATTTCATATGGTCACCGATAGCATGTCCATTAATGAGCACATATCCACTCTTAACACCTAAAGCATGTGTCCATCTCTGCCCAGAAGATGTATCTATTCTAACAGATACTATATTATTCTTGACATAATCATATACTTGCTCTGGGGGACCTGGATGTGCAGCCACTGGCAAAACTCTATGTGCAAGATTCCATTGTGAAATCTTAGGAACAATTGAATTGTGAACAACCTTCCGCCCATATCCACTAGCTAAACGCTCCTCGATCTGATTCAAATCAGCATCGATAGGCGTGGACATTCTAAAAGAAGTATGTGCTTGTGTTTTAGGTTTATTGGCAAATCGTCTATACAATCTGAACAAACCTATAGGAACCATTGCAGCTCCTACAAACATAAACACCTTCTTAAAGCGCGCATCATGTTGTGCGAAAATATTCTGTGTTCTTCCTATGGCATAATTCAAACGCCGCCACGCCAAATCACATTGTCCTATTGCGAATTCAAGAGTGTAATGAACAGCAAATTTCTTAAAGAAATAAGCACGATGAACCCAAACTATTCCAAATATGAGACTTATCAAAAAACGTAAAACCTCATCATAGAGTAGCATACACACAAGAAGAACAACTGTGAGCATTTGTGCAGCTTCAGACGCACCGAGAAACCATTCACCTATGGCTGTAGCCACAGTTAAGAGGGCGGTAAAAAATAAAAACGCACCTCTTGCTGTAACATAGCGAAGATGATGAAATCTACGGATAGTCCATTGCTTCCAATCTGCTCTTATATCTTCAAGTAATGATTCCGCTCCTACTAAGAAATCGTCGGGATGCAAAACGTTAAGTTCATTCCACTCGTCCGAGCAATCAAAATCGTCATGCAAATTAATGACATCAGTAACGTCATTAAATCCTGTAAGTCTAGCACAATCTGCATCAATAGAACCTAATTGACCTTCAGTAAGAATGTATCTGGCACGCGTGCGTTCCGTATACACTTCTGCACGATATCCAGTACAATCAAGAAAATCAAGTACACTCTGCGAATCAGAACATAGGTTTAAAATACCAATGCGATCAGACCCTCTAACAAATGTAAATTTATCACCATAATAGGGCACCAAAGGACTAGGCTGTTTGTACTCTTCAAATTTTTCCTCACATATGGCACGATCCTGTTCATTAACGCGTTCAGCACATGTTTGACGTAAAACATCTTCAAACTCATACAAGTCTGATCCATTGTACAAAATTATTGGTTTAACACCCTTATCTCCTTTGGGAGCATAAGTTGTAATTATCCAATGATATCTATCCAACAGATCACCTCCTGCATCACGCGATTTTGCAGAGTCAATAGCCGTACTTCCTTCTTGTCGGAATTCAGGTAACACAGAGACACCAACAAATATGAATCTACGCAACAAAGCAGCGGGAGAATGCATTAATTCTCTCACATGCAGTCCAGGATTATTAGTGTCAGCCACAACAAATTCTGGACGTGCCCAAACAGTTCCTTTCTTATCTACATTAGCCATATTTAGAGGCATTGGTGCAGAATCGATTAAGCGCTGTAGTTCAGTCATGTTGTCGTCTCCACGAGATCTAACTTGAGACAGAGATTTATTAGCCACTTCAGTATAATGTATGATTGGATGACTCAGAGGATCATAACCTTCCCAATATTCACTACCTTCAGTTCGGGTGTAGACTTGTGACACATCGAATTCACGCTTCTTCATATCAGACCACATCTTATAAAAATGTGTCAACATTCTACTTTTCCCAATCCCAGGAGGACCGTGCAGTAGTATAGCAATAGGAGGTATACGTGTTTCACGAGCATGTGCACGAGCATAATTCGTGATAATCTGAATGAGCTCATCACGAACTGTCACAAGAACTTCACGACGTGTATCAGAGGGACTAATTTCTTTCATAACAGAATCCAATTCCTTAGATGCTTCAAGACATTCCATCTCATGCTCTCGAGCACTTACGTGACCATCTATAGGTAACCCGTAGTAAACATGTCGTGATTCAGCAACCAATCGCAAACATTTCCTTCTAATGTACTCAACTGGATCAGCTGCAAGAAGAAGATCAGTTATGGATTCACCTTTGAGAATGTTTCCACCAACTCTATATAGAACTTTAATACCATGCAAAACACTAGTAAACATTTCATAGAAAGTGGCATTCTTATTAGGTTTTCCAATATACTTCGTGATAGTCTTTGTCAAATTCTTAGAGAAAAATTTTAAACTAACAGCTGCGAGTACCAATTCACGTAACACTTTAAAAACCTGACTATTAATAACCACGGACATCATAGATTGTAAGAAATTAATCCCATCATCAAAAGATTCAGTTACAGGTAAATCATTACGACGTATAAAACTATATAAATAGTCGTAACTTTCTTCAACAAGATTTCCAATGTGTTTAACAATGTCCCTGATGTGTAAATCACAATTACTACGCATAAAAGTATAAACCGTTATAACATGATCCATAAAATCACGTCCTCTGATAGTAGAATATAAAAAGACTCCAAAATCAGCGAAGAGATCAATAAAACGGTCAGGTAACTCATCGAGCATATCTTCAATCTTGAGATCAAAAATAAAATCACTCTCAGTAACGGGAATATCTTTCTTTTCTTCCAATTCCACTTTGTTGAGTTTTTTCTGAGCTTTCTCTTGCGCACGTCTTTGTCTTCTACGATTACGAGCATTGTCTCGATTTGGATCTAAAGGTTCCTTCTTTCTCTGCAGCTTCTTAAAGGCTTTATCTCGTCGTCGTCTCCTTCGAGCTTCCGCTTGAGGATTAGCCTTTCGTTTATTGTGCTGACGTCTAATAGCTTCCTTCTCTTCTTCTGACAGAGCATTACGTTTACGAGCTTTCTTTGAGTGCTCAAATGCACTCTCAAAACTGAATAATTGAGCTTCAACCTGATCAACACGTTTTTGCTCTCTTCTCGCCATATCACGCTCTTTAGCTTTGTTCTTTTCAGCACGTCGCTGCTTCTTCTTCTTCTCCGTGCGCTTAGCAAGCATATTATTACGAGCTGCTTTACCTTTTTCACCGCCCAAAACCTGTCTTCGATTTCTTTCTTTCCGAGTTTCATTAGGCTTAACATCTGACACGTCAACCACTCTATCTTCTTTATACATAGCCTTGAGTTCTCTATCATCGCAAACCTCAGTAATAAATTGAGAATCCACTTTTCTAACTCCAGATTGGCCATTATACAAAGAAAGTTCATATAAAGGATATCTTGAATCCAATATCTTACATCTAATTTCTTTATCAACACTAAAGAAATCGTCACCAGATAATCCTCTCGAACTATATGTCGCATCAATGTATGCCTGTTCATCTCTTTTCCCAGGTTTATATCCATTTCTAGTAATATCGTCCAGGAAATCAAAGCCATCATAGTCATCATCGTCATCAGATGACCCATCCATATGAGACACAACAGTCTCTCCAAAAATATCATCAAAAACACCAACATTTGATGAAGGTACATCATCGAACCAATCAACTTGAGACTCATCATCAACCGTCTCTTTATCATCATCAACATCGTCACGAGCCAATAAATAAATATCATCACCATCATCACGAGCCAATAAATAAATATCATTACCGTCATTCACGGCCTTTTCTTCATTACTCCCAATAAATAAATAGGGAGACCTTTCGTCACCAGGTCTCAATAAATTTTCTAACGCCATTCGCGTCTTCCTTGAGCTTTTGTCAACAGCTGAGCCCCTACCTAGTTTAGTTTTACGTAAGCTAGCAATCCATTAGTAACCCTCAAACACCGGATCAAAGCGAGAGAGGGGGGTTGGCAAGATCCTTTTTAAAGTAGAGATCACCCTATACAGGACACTACTCTCCGTGTAGCCAAGTCAATACCATTGCCAGAGGTAAGACGAGTAATTCCACACGCGGGTTGTTTTTCAGCAGTTACAACCATAAACCTGCTTCTTGCGATTAATACACCATTATGCCCGTCCAAAAGGCCAGCGTTATAATCTTGTAGAAAAAGTCTATTAGCGTACTCATAAGTCCAAATATGCTTCAAAAAACATATCTGTCATTTACGCAACATCTAACCATACTCTCCAATATGACCGCAATCGCACTCAAAAGAACGACCACTCACTTCTTCGAATATGGCTATTATTAAATAGCAAACTAATAAGACACACTCTATTCACCTAAGTGATTAGAGCGATTGGTG